GCTTCAAAAGTGTTTGAGGTTTGCGCCGACCACGAGCAGCCTTTAGTGTTCCAAGTGCCGAACTCTGTTAAACCGATTTTGACTGTGCCACCGTCATCGGCTGCGACCATAAATTTGATTGTGTTGTTCGCAGGGATAGTGATGAAGCCTGTGTAGTGAACCATAAAATTATCGTTCGGGCAGTTACCGAACGGTTCACCGTTAAAGTTTCGATTGATGTTGTTTTCTGTTTCGCTGTGGCAAACAGGATAAATGTCATCTGACCGTGTTGGTGGTATAGCGGAAACGCTATAGCCGACGGCGTTTAAGCCTGCTATCGGTTCGGCTTGTGCTGTTGTTGAAAAGAAACTTAATGCGATTGCTGGTAACGGTATCAGCCAGCGTGTTAGACGAGTTCCCACATCTAGAACACACCACAATCAGCAAAACTAGCCATACCATATTTGGCTTGTGACAAAGTCGCAGACAAAGTAGATTTAGTATCAGCAGGAAAAGCAATCTTATCAACACCCGAAAGAAATGTTCCGCCACCTGCTTCACCACCGCCACCAAAGTAACCTGCAACACCAGAATCAGCCATACCTGTAACCCATCCTCTTGCAGAACTCAAAGTTGCACTTAAAGTAGTTTTAGTATCGGTAGGAAAAGCGATTTTGTCAATTACATTTAATTCTGCTGCACCCGTGTACCCTCCACCAAAATATCCTGCCGTTCCACTATTGGCTATACCAGCATTAGAATACGCAGCATTAGTCAAAGTTGCAGACAAAGTTGTTTTAGTATCGGCAGGAAAAGTTATTTTGTCAATACCTGATGTGTAACCTCCACTGTGCTGACCACCACCAAAATATCCTGCAACACCATAATTAGCCATTCCGCTAGTGCCATAAAACGAAATAGCGGTTGTCAAGGTTGCCGACAATGTAGTTTTGGTATCCGCAGGAAACGCAATTTTATCTATACCGCTTAAAGAAGATGAACCGTCATAACCGCCACCAAAATAGCCTGCCACACCACTATTGCTAAATCCAGCAAGGGCTTGACGAGCAGAAGTCAAAGTCGCTGACAAAGTTGTTTTAGTGTCCGCTGGAAACGCAATTTTATCTATGCCTGATTGGTTTGTTCCGCTTGTACCGCCACCTACATAACCAGCAACACCGCTATCAGCGAATCCACCAGAATAACGACGACCCGTTGTCAAAGTTGCACTAAGCGTAGTTTTAGTATCGGCAGGGAAGGCGATTTTGTCTATTTCTGAAGTTGGTCCACCAGCAGTTGAACCACCAGCGAAATAGCCTGCGACAGATTGGCGTGTCTCGTCACCCGTCGGCATCCAAGCCGACACATAACTAGAAACCCTAGTGCGAGGAGTAAACGGTCTAGACACTACGGCAACTCAACCTGTGGTGCTTGAATCGTGCCATCATCCCCAAAAAAACATTCAGGATTCACAGCCTGCGCCAACCCCAAAGCCTGCGTATAGGTTTTCTCAGTGAAACCCCATTTATCTAAACCTGACAAATCGACATCGTTCCACACATAACCCAAAACAGTTTCACTATCCAACATCAAACCACCCGAAGCCTGACCGCCACGAGAACGAATCAACGGCTCAGGCGTAGAACCCTCAGGGCGACTAATAATCCAAGTTGCATATTTCATTATTGTTGTAACTCCTTGGCTTTCGCCTGTTGTGCTTCTATCATCGGCTGCAAAACACCTATCTGGTCTAGGGCTTCCAAATGTGCCCAGTTCGCTGAACCTGACATTACCTGTAGGTTTGCTTGTCTGCCAAGTCGTGCCTGCCAATAATCAGGTTGGCTGGCGTCTATTTGTTCACGGGTGAAATGCGGTATTGAATCATAGATTTCAACAAGTGTGTCGTATTCTCGGACAGCACCGATAGCAACCAGCCGTGTGCGTTCTAAACCAAGTTCTTTGATGTCGGCTTCTATTTGTGAGATGCGGTCGCCTTTCTCACGCAAGTCCTCTATTTCGTATTCCGTTTTGCGCACCTGCATAGCGACTTCTTTTATCGTGTAGTGCAGTGCTTCTAGTTCTCGGCAGACTTGCACGAATTGCATTTCGGGTGTGTCGTGTGCGCCGATAACGAAGTGTTCTAGTTGATATCGGGTGCGTGGCATCTGCACTTCTGTAAGCGATAGTTGGATATCTTCACGCATTAGAACACACCTTGATCAGAGAAACCTGCTAAAGAATAACGAGCCGAAGTCAAAGTCGCAGACAAAGTAGATTTAGTGTCGGCAGGCAAAGCGATTTTGTCTATGTTGTTAAAAAAATTTGTGCCAGTGGCGTTTTGACCACCACCTACATAACCTGCAAGACCCGAATTAGCAAAACCCGACAAACTATTAGCGGCATTTGTTAAAGTTGCCGACAAAGTAGTTTTAGTATCAGCAGGGAAAGCGATTTTGTCAATACTAGTAAAATTGCCACCAGAGCCATTAGAGGCATTAGCACTACCACCACAAATGTAGCCAGCAACACCGTTATCGGCAAAAGTGCCGTGAAGAGTTCTCACCGTTAAAGTTGCGGCAAGCGTTGTTGAAGAATCCGAAGTAAAACTAATTTTTTGGATATTGTTTTGCCGTATATTATTAGCGTTTCCACCACAAAAATATCCTGCAACACCATTATTGCCAAAACCAGAGTGTTGTCTTCGTGCGCTTGTCAATGTTGTTGTCATTGTGCTTCTTGTTTCAGCAGGAAAAGCAAGTTTATCAATAAAACTATATTCTGTAGCACCAGCATTATCGCCACCACCGTAATAACCTGCAACACCAGAATCAGCAAAACCTGCGGGAAATCTAACAGCAGTTGATGCTGTTGCCGATAAAGTAGTTTTAGTATCAGCGGGAAAAGCGATTTTGTCAATTCCCGACAATACCGCAGTGTCGTAACCAGCAACAAAATATCCCGCAACACCGCTATTAGCCACACCTGTCAATGAACTACGAGCCGTAGTCAAAGTTGCTGACAAAGTAGATTTGCTGTCATTAGAAAAAGTTATTTTGTCAATACCTGACAAATTGGTTGAGCCGTCAGAACCGCCACCCAAATAGCCTGCAACACTCTGACGGGTCTCGTCACCTGTCGGCATCCAAGCAGAAATATATGTGCTAACCCGAGAACGGTTATCAAACCGCATAACCTAGACCGTAATTCGGTTCACATACCCGTGCAAACAAACAACATTCGCAGTCGCAGCAAACGCCCGAACAACCTTCGCCGAAGCGTTACCTTGCAACAACAAACCAGGGATAACCAAAACTAAACCTGACTCAGCCGTAACAGTCAATTCGATATTGCCGTCAGGTGCAGTAGCCTCACCCCACTCAATCGTCAATTTGACTGACGATGCAGATGAGTTCACCGCATACAACCAAATCTCATCAATCGTCGTAGCCGTGCTAGAAGCAGTATGAATCGCTGTGCCAGCAGTAGCAGTCGCAGCAACCTTGATAGCCAAACCTGTGCCTGTAGTGCCTGCTGGCTGTAACGCTAATTTTGTGAATGTTGCCATTATTTATCTCCTAATAAGTGGTTAAATCGTTCCCTACGAGAATACTGCGGCTTCAACAGGGTTGAAAGCCGCCACAGGCGCACTATTAACCCACGCTGAACCATTGTAAGACAACAACTGTCCGTTAGAAACACTAGTTATCGTAACATCACTAAGGTTGTCTAGAGTGGCTGCACTAGTGGCAGCAGTAGCAGCCGCATCAGCATAAGCCGTAGTAGCAAGTTTTGTACTATTGTTGCCAGCGCTTTGAGTAACACCAGTAGTTTCAGTAGGAAGTGACGGAGTACCAGTAAAAGTAGGACTAGCCAACGGAGCATAAGCACTCAAGTCTGGCGCAACAGCAGTTTTAAGATTGGCTACAGTAATCTTTTTGGTTTCAACAGCCGAAGTATCAACAATAGGCAAAACATCTGCGTCTGCATCAACACCAGCCGCAACAAGCGCTGTTAATTGAGAAATCTTTAAGTCTGCCACTAGTTATTAGCCTCCATTAAAATAAATGAACCATTCTCCAATAACAAATCTGTTCCATCTTCCTGTTCTAAGTTATAGACAACAAAATCGCCATCCGACCAAAACTCGTTAGCAACATCACCCAAAGTTATTCCAACAGCACCAGCATCTTTGTAATACTGATATTGCAAACTACCACGATACTGCAACCCAACAGTAGACCAATGGGTGTACAACAAATCAGCCAATGTGTCACCAGCCTCAGGATACATCGCCATTAAAGCAACATACATTTGGTCATTAGTTTGTGCCATAACTATAAACTTTTCAGTTCCCTAGCAAGTCGGCAGTTTCCTGCCGAATATGTTTCTCACCCAAAGCAGCCCGAGCAATCAAAGCATCCAACTCAGCATCCGAAATCTCATCCAACTTTTGAGAATGCTCAACCTTAATCTGAGTAGGAGCCAACCTGTTCGTAGCCTGAAGATACAACTGAGCAGCCTTATTATCGCCATCCAATGCCTTAGCATATAATGCGTCCAACAATTTCTGTGACCTTTCAGGACTGCCTTGTAGGTCCTCAACCCGTTTAGCCCACTCAGCCTTAAAGGACGGTTTTTTTTGCCAGCGTCTAAGAGTCGTAGGGTCAATACCTTCCTGCTGAGCATACTTCTCCTGACTGGCAGGCACCCGTGCAGACGCTGGCGTACATAACCAGTTCAAATATTTTTCTTGCCGCACATCTAGGATGTTTTCTTTGTCCATGCTATTAGTGTAAAATTTGTTCCCGTTAGGGAACAACGGGGGGGATTATAGGGGGGGGTAAGGAATACTGGATACTGTAGTCACCGAGCCATAGCGAGGTGACAATACTTAAACAGTTTGTGCTGTTTACAATACAAGAAGCGTGGACAAAAAATGGCGTACAATAAACCAGAACTAAGAAAACGCATAGTTGCTTCTGTTAAGGCTGGGACTGCTGGTGGTAAAGCAGGGCAGTGGTCTGCTCGTAAAGCACAAATAGCAAACAAACGGTATCAGTCTGCAGGTGGCGGATTCAGTGGACCAAAAACTGCTGCACAATCATCCCTCAGTAAATGGTCAGACCAAAAATGGCGTACCAAATCAGGTAAACCATCCACTGTTGGACCTAAGGCTACTGGTGAACGGTATTTGCCGTCAGCAGCCATCAAATCTCTTAGCAGCAAAGAATATGCTGCAACCAGTGCAGCAAAACGCAAGGGCACCAAGGCTGGTAAACAGTTCGTTAAACAACCCAAAACCATAGCCCAAAAGACAAGGAAATACAGATAATGCCATACAACAAATATAGCCCAAAACAAAAACGGTTAGCAGCAGTTGCTGCACCACACAAAAAAATAACACAAGCCGACATTATTGCTATAAAACAAAAAAAGAAAAAGAAAAAATAATGCCAAAAACAGCAGCATGGACAAGAAAAGAAGGCAAAAACCCTAAAGGCGGATTAAACGCCAAAGGACGAGCATCATACAAAGCCCAAACAGGAGGCACACTGAAACCACCTGTCAGCGCCAAACAAGCAGCCAAATCACCAAAAGCGGCAGCACGCCGCAAATCATTCTGCGCACGAATGGGCGGCATGGCAGGACCAATGAAAGACTCCAAAGGACGACCAACACGCAAAGCCCTAGCATTAAGAAAATGGGACTGCTAAAAATATAAAATTTTTATATATTATATTTAAGTCGGGGGACCCAAACAAATGACGGGGTGGGGTATCCGACTCTACAAAAATAGTGCTCCAACCCTAGGCTATAAGAATCATACACGAGAGTGCATGCCGTACCCCCCCATGCTCCCCCACCCGAGGGATTTGACCTTGTGGATAAGTTGATATTTTGGTGATATATTAGACCATAATCATTATGGGTTTTGATGGGTCGCCTGATGTGAGCATCATGCCCATCATGTGCCGATGATGCATGCCATGATGAGCGCTATTCGGGCATGTGGCGGACTGTGAAACGGACTATCGGCAATAGATGGGGTTTTGCCAACCATGTGTTTAGCGTGTGAATTTCGGTGCGCATTATGCGTAGGGAAACAGGCGCAATAAAAGGCGTGGGGTTGGTGACTTGACTTTTGGTTTTGGGTGGCTCATAATAATGGGGTCGGCATTGGTGGCAACACTGAACGATAGAACACTCCATCGTGATTGGTGGCTCATAGGTGTTCGCTGTGATTGATGATGGCAGGTTGCCTCATTCAGTCAAGTGCTCAGATGGCTAGATGCTGAGCGGTTGCAATTTGGGTGCAGTGATTTTGCATCGGCATTAGGTGAGTCGTGAGCGGTTCGGTTGCAACGATTGAGGCGATTCGTGCTGTGCACTTTTCGCCTTGCAGATTCGTGATTTCGGGCAGATTAGCAAGTGTCCCGATTACTTGAGTGATGATGCAAGGACGACGGGATGTGGTGGGCACGATTTGCGGAGTGTGTCGGGGTGTGGTACCATTGTACCTTTACGAACGGCATGCGGTTTCAGGTGTGGCTAGTGTCCTTGCAACAGTGCGATTCTGTTGGCATCTACGATGCAATTATGCAGATTGAGTAGCGATTACGAACTGGGAGGTTCATATATGAAATTAGCATTTATTAATCCGAATGAGTCGGGTCGTTGGTGGCGTTACGGTACTGAGCGTAAGTGTGGTCGTTGGAGTTACGCTGATGACACTAGTACTGAGGGTAAGCGTGAACGGTTTGTGATTCATCACGGCACTGTCATGGGTTGTTTCACCGAGGTTTCGGAGAATGTTTGGAGTTTCACTCCGATTTCTATTGGTTGGGGTAGTGTTTCTGACCAGCAGGGCATGAATAAGATTATGCCTTCGGCATGGCGTTATCGCCGTAATGGTGGTCATGCCCGTTATGAGTTCAACGGAGTTGAATACAAGTTTTAAGTTAGCGGTTTGCTATACTTAATTGAATACGATGGTGGACAGGCATGGTGCTTGTCATTAGGTGTTCGTGAACGAACAGCCATTAACACAACAATATAACTGGGAGGTTATATGTCAGCAGTCAAATCAAAGCAGGTCGTTGGTTACGACCAAGGCGGTCTAATTGTCCACTTCGTGGATGGTTCTCGCAAGTCGTTAGCGTCTTGCACCAAGAATGAACTAATTGCAGTTTGCAATTATCGTGGCATCAAGTTCGTGGGTCGTCCACCGTTGCACTTTTCACCTTTGGTGATTGAGTCGGCGATTATGAACAATCAGGCTGAGATTCGCTATGTTGAATCTGCACCTTCGGTGCCATCAACGCCATCAGTGCCTCCAGTGATTCCGCAACCTGCGGTTGCTGGTTCGTTGGATGGTGCGATTCAACTTGTGGTGCATAATGCGGTGCAAGTTGCATTGGACAAGTTCAAGGCTGGTGTTGATGAGACACAAGTTGTTCAACTTGTTAATCAGGCTGTTGAGCCGTTGTTTACTGGCTTCAAGCATGAGGTCACCACTTTGGTGGATGAGATTCGTCCCAAGGTCACACAGGTTGTGATTGACTCTAAGCCTGCGAAAACTCTTGAGGGTGTACAGCACTTTCAGTTTGCTCAGGTGTTGCAAGCGGTTTCACGCCGAGTGAATATGTGGTTGGTTGGTTCGGCTGGCTCAGGTAAGACTGAGATTGCCCGACAGACTGCCGAGGCACTTGATTTGCCATTCGCTAGCATCAACTGTACATCTACGATGCAGGACTATCGCATCACTGGTTACAAGGATGCGAACCGTATCTATGATACGACACAGTTTCGTAACATATTTGAGAACGGTGGCGTGTTCGTGTTGGATGAGATTGACAATGCGAACCCGAATATTCTCGGCATATTGAACAGCGCTTTATCCAATGGATATATGGCGTTTCCCGACAAGCAGGTTGCCCGTCACAAGGATTTCGTGGCGATTGCTACAGCCAACACTTTCGGTGCTGGTGCGACAATGCAATATGTTGGTCGTAACCCGATTGATGGTGCCACGATTGACCGCTTTGTACAGTTGCACATCAAGTATGATGAGGCGATTGAGCAATCCATGTTGGATGCTGTTGGTTTGGAACCTACGGTTTCAGCCAAGTGGCTCATCAATGTTCGCACTGCCCGTAAGAATGTTGAGACTGCTGGTCTCAAGATGATTATTTCGCCTAGGGCGACTAAGAATGGTGCGGAGTTGATTGCTGGCGGTTGGTCAGTGCGAGATGCGTGGGATGCTTCGGTGCTCAAGGGTGCCAAGGCTGACCAAGTGGACAAGGTAATGGTCGGTGTCTCCCTCTAGGGAGCCACTGGCTATTATCACCGAAACGATTATAGGAACTGGGAGGTTTCATCATGCAAGTACATGTCACGAAGAACAGTCGGGGTTCCGAACTCTATATTGAAGAGTTTGAGTCGCTTGGCGAATTGTTGCGTCATGCTGGCGCTAATCAGGAGCCTAAGTCATCCAACAGCAACAACAGCAGTTTCACGCTGACCGCATCTTTGCAGGATGCAGTTGATTTGGGTCTCAAGGGCTATACGGATGTGCGTCCCGATGTGGAGGCACAACTCAACGAACTTGAGTCGCATATCGCCGAGCATCTTGATGTTGCCTTTCAGGCTTGTCATTCGGTTGTTGGTGGGTCGGTTGATATCGCCCGATTCATCCAAGGCGAACCCGAGTGCATGGTTGATTATGTTGCCGAACCTCAGGCTCGTATGGGTCGTGTGGTCAAGGTGCTGGTCAATATGGTGTTCTCGGCTCATGTGAACACTGCGGATATTGTTAAGCGTGGTGTTGTTGTGTGTGCCTTGATTGACACTTTGCACAAGTTGGGTGTCGGTGTTGAGGTTTGGTCGGAAGAGCCTACGGCTCACAGAGGCATAGACAAAGGTGATGTGTCATCGCATCTAGTCAAGTTGCATGATTCATCGGAGATGTTGGACATTGACAATTTGATGTTCGGTCTTTGCCATCCGTCAATGCTTAGGCGTATCGGGTTCAGTGTTACTGAGCAGTCGGGTTGGAAGCATGCCAAAGAGGTTACTGCTGGTGGCTACGGCTATCCGAATAACCTTGAGTGTGTGGCTCGTATCGGTGCTGATGTGACTGTCGGCAAGGTGCAGGATTGCAAAGGCGACATGTTGGCTGACCCTTGCAAGTGGGTGCTCGGTACGGTTGCAGGGTTGGGTTTGATTTAACAAAGTTAGGAGGACGAAACACTCACAGCGTGTTGTGTGTTGTGGGTGTCTAACCGTGTTGCGGTTGCTGATGAGTCCAGTTTGACTTGATTAGGAGGTTGATTATGGCTAGTCATTATGAAGTGGTTGTGAAGTGGATACCTGAGGACATACAGGGGTTACAGCCTGATTGGCATGAGTCCAAGTGTGAGTTTGTGTTGGATGAAATTTCGCACCAACTGCATGAGCGTGTTGTTGAATACGGCAACGAAGTTCTTGAGGGTTTGTTGTCCGATTGGATTGATGAAAGCGAAGAGCACTATTGTGAAGAAGAGGAGGCGTAATGACAACTACAGGGTTTAGTATTTTAGATAAAACAACGGGTGAAAAATTGGCGACACTACCGCTAACCATTCCTATCGGTTCAACCGTAGATGGGTTTAAAGCGGCAGGGTATGAAGTTATTTGGGTTTGGGAAAAGGAGGAGGCGTAATGAGTTTCGGTGAATTACTGGTTGGTTTGATAGTTTTTCAGGCTGTTATGGTTTGGGTCAGTTATTTTATACTGACTAACGAATCAGGTTCACAGCGTCACCAGCATGGTCGTGACTATCCGTACGACCAAGACCTAGATTGGTGATTGACAACACTGCACTAGCGGTCTGTTATAGTTATAGTAATGGTTTAATGATTTGCCATCTGACGATGGCATCTAGTATGGATGATTTGTCCATGCTAATTAGCAATATGCAACTTAGGAGGTTGTAATGTTAGGCATAACAATGGGTGCCGTCATAGGCACAGAGGTAGGTAAGGAACCCGAACCCTGCATTATCGGTGATATCGCCGATATTCAGGCTAAGGTTGGCGGTCACTTTGATTGTGTCCGCATCAATGTGGGTAGTGACCCGTCAGCCGATGATGTGTTCACTTTGGTGGGCTATGTTCACGATGAGGGCAGGATTTTGAATCCTCCTTTGGAGATTAATCTCATGGCTTCCATGATTTTCAATCAAGAAATTCGTGGCAACTGTGTCATTCTCAGTGGCACCAATCCCGAAACCAAGGCGTATGACGGTGAGAATTATGATTTGCCTGCCGTGTTCTACGAATTTTTGTGCAAGCAGATGACTAAGGACATTGAGCAATCGGTTTCGTTTACTCGGTTGCTGGCTAGTTCGGTCAGTTTGTCATACAAAGCGAATCAAATTTCTAAAGAGGAATTTGATTATATTCATGAAACGATTGGCAAGTTGAATGGCAACGCTGTTGGTGGCAACCTAGACAGCATGCCTGCAAAACTTAAGTCGTTGCTTGAGAAGTGCATGCAATATATGGCTACCGAGGTTGGAACTTTGCTCGGTGTTGAAATTAAAGAGGAGGAATGATGTCTAATTTGGATGTTTCGGATGGGTGTAATGCACCTGTTACGCCAGTTGTGTCTGCTCGTCCGAAGAAGGTGGTGGGGTGCAAGCCCCATCGCCGTGTGTTGTCACCTGCTGGCACCTATAGGTGTCCGAAGTGTGATAACGAGATAATTGTGTTTGTTCGCATGTCGGCTTTGCCGTTGTGCATTAATCATTCGGCATCCAGTGGGGGTGCCGTGTTTATGGAGGAGGTTAAATAATGTTGAAACATAAATGGAATCCTGAAACTATGCGTAGCGGTTTTGATGCGATGCTACAGCATGCAGAACTGCAGGAGATTGAGCATGAAACCGATGTGGTTTTGGGTTCGTATTGGTCGGGCATTAAAGATGCTTTGTTGGTTGTTGTAAAAATATTGGAGGAGGAAAAATGAGCGCATTAGCAGAGAACGAACTTGCATTACTTGCACGAATCGTGCATGGCGATAACGCTGTTGAATTTCTTGTTGGCGCATTGTCGTCAGTAACTACTGAAAGTCAAATACAGGCATTGATAACAAGCCTAATAGAAATTGCGGTTACAAGATTAAAAGAGGAGCAAAATGAAATTGAAACATGTTGAAGTGCCATTCCCGAAGTGCCCTAGGTGTGATGGGTTTATTCCGAACGACAAGGATGCTGGCAAGTATGCTGGTGCCCTTAGTCGTTTGGATAACCGCACCGAGGTGTGTTCTAAGTGTGGGGAGATTGAGGCGTTGGAGCAGATGATGTACGGAAAAGTTTACAACTTTTTAGAAGGCAGGTCATAATGGGACATGATGATTTAGCGGATGTGAAACCGTTGGGTGTGCGCATGCAGATATCTGATGGTGTGCATGGTATGTGGATGGGGCGACAGTTGTGCGAGGTGCGTGGCTATAGTGCGCCTTGGACTAACGACAAAATTTTGGATTATTTCCAAGATTTATGCACCTTTTATGATGCTTGGTCGGAATCTATTTCGCATGTTGCGTTACCTGATGCGATGTCCGAACTACAGGCGTTGGATTTGGATGGCGATACTTTCAACAAGTGGAAGTTGATTCGTGCGTATGTTGAGGGTGCTTATAGCAAGTTCCCGAACGAGTCGCTGGTTTCCATAATGGTTGCGTTGGGGATTACCCCAACACAATATCTACAGGCGTGTACTACTGGTGGGTTGCCGAAATGTTTTGAAGCGACCCCCGATTTTATTAGTCGGCTTGAAGAATATTATTTGTCGCACGAAAAAATTGTGTGGGTTGAAATCGCCAAAAAGTTCGGTATCAGCGCCCATATCGCCAAGAATATTTGCCGAGTGTTTGATAAACGGCATGTCGCCAAATATGGTGACCTTGCAGGTCGGCGTAAGTATGCCCGAGAACTGTTGAACGATTTGGCGTTGTGCACGGACGAAACACCAACGAATGTAACCAAAGAAGTGTTTGACCGTACTGGGGTGCAGTTTGATTTGTCTGCGGTTACGAAAATTCGTAAGCGTAAACGCAACACTCAACCACTAGAGTTATAATCACAAACTACCCATAGGAGCAATATGAAACTGGATACTGTAAACAAGCGCATTTATGTGCGCCAATCATGGTTGAACGATGTGTTGATGTGTCCCGAACGGGCACGGCTCGCAACGAAGAATCCGCAGATGCGGATGGCTAGTGATGCGACCATCATTGGTACGGCTGTGCATCATGCGATTGAAACTTTTATTAACACGGCTGACGAAGAAGGTATGGTTGGTCAAGAAGTTGAAGAGATGGTCAAGTGTGCCATCGCCGAGTATCAGCGTTTAGCGTTGGAACCGCACCGCAAAACTGGTATTGATGAAACCAAAATTTTGTCGTACATTGATGCGATGTGCGTTGCGTGGTACACAACGATTATGCCATTCGTGGAACTGGGTGGCAAAACCGAGCACCGTTTCGTGTTGCCTATTGGTATCAATATTGGTGGCTACGATACCTATATTGAGGGCACGATAGATTACATTACGCCGTCTGGTGTTATCTGGGATTGGAAAACGGCTGGGCGCTCATATTCGGGTGCAGAGAAACAAAAGAACGCTGTGCAAGCATCCATGTATGCGATGGCGGCGTGCATTGAAGGCATGGTACCGAACGAGAACGACATTGAGTTCAAATATGGTGTAATGATTCGGCAAGAAACCCCGAAAGGGCAGGTTGTTTCGTTGCATCGTAATCAGGAGCATGTTGAGTGGATTCGTAATCAAATCATTTCGGCTTGCCGAATGGGTGTGTCTTTAGGTGTTGATACAGGCTGGTTGTTGAACGACCAAGGCAATCTGTGTTCATCCAAGTGGTGCGATTTTTGGTCAATGTGCAAAGGCGCAACAATCTCCGAGCAGTCGTTGTTGCTCAAATAGCGAGGACGAACATGCGTGAACCGATTGAATTAACGGTTGCTACTGCGGTAGCATCAGGTCAGCCGTTGTCCTTGCCTATTGTGGAGGTGCAGTGGATTGATGCTGTGGGTTCAGGTGACCGTTGGGATACACCTGAGAATGTTGATTCCATGATTCCGTCAAAAAGTTTTGCTGTCGGATATTTGTGGCATGAATCCCGAACACATGTAACATTGATTATGTTAGTGAACGATGTTGGTACCGTAGGTCATTCGTTGGTGATTCCGAAAGGAATGGTTGTGAATGTGCGCACACTTGTGCGTGACAACACTGCACCATCAGAATGATACAATGTTTTTTATTAAGGCTGATGGAGTGCCACATGGCAAGTGTGACAACCTCCCCTCCGTCAGCCGATTTGTAAGTAATAAAATAGGGAGAACAATAACAAACAAAACACCGAGGAGGTGCCGAAATGAATACCATAAGTAAAGACCAATCCATAATCACTCAGGTCGCAGCGAAGATTGCTGCCGACTTGACACCGAAATCAGATGATGTGCAAATCAACATCGCCAACTGGCTGTTGGCGTTTGATGCGACATCGGATGCGTTGCTGGAGAAACACGGCATGACACAACTGGACGACCAACAGGTTGCCGAGATTGTGCAACAAGTGTTCCCGAACTCAGTGACCGTCACACAAACACCAGCGCCACAGTGGGCGACACAGCAAACACAACCGCAAACCTCAGGGTTTCAGGTTCGTATCAAAGGCAAACAGCACGGAGACATCCCTGCATGGTTGCATGCTGAATGCGCCAAGAAAGGCGTGACCGAAGTGTGGGATAACCGTGATGGATTGTCCGCTAACCCGAAGCGTCCTTGGTTCAAATCAACGACATCTAACGATGCGTTTTGGGCACCGAGACCTGCTAGGTCATAATGCAAGACCCCGACTTCAAGGGGCGATGGTCAGCGTTAGGGCGGGGAGAACAACTCCCCGCCTTTGACGCATCTAAGACCCCCGCACACTTTTTTAAACCACTAGCGCTTGCGGCTGACGAATATGTATATTGGGCACAAAACCCTGACGAACGAATCTATTTGGGGTTCCCTGACATTGATGGGCAGATGCGTGGCATCGCACCATCAGAAATGTGTTTGATAAACGGCTACAGCCATAGCGGTAAAACTTTGTTTCTGTTACAAATCTTGTTGGCGAACAAAACAAAACCCGTAATCTACTTTTGCCCTGACGAACCCCGAACATTGACGCTAATCAAATTGGCGTGTCTGACGCATGGCATTGACGCAAATTTGTTGGAGCAAGAAATCAGCCGAGGTGTACCCGAAGCGATTGAACTGCTACGCAAAACCTCAACCGAAGAGTTCCCGAACCTAGCGGTCTTTGACCAAATGCTGTCCTTAGCGGATATGGAACGGGCGTTGGGTGAAGTGCGTGACGCTTGGGGTCAGCCAGCGTTAATCGTGTTTGACTACTTGGAACTGTTGATGGGTGGCGGTGAAGATGTGCCATCCAAAGCGAACACACTCAAAGGTTTTGGTAAACGCCATAATGTTCCATTATTGGTGTTGCATCAATCATCTAGGTCTGCTGGTGCGGATGGGCGAAAAATGACTATATCTTCAGGTGCATACGGTGGTGAGCAACAATCAGCGCATGTGATTGGTGTTCGCCGTAAACGCTTTGAGATAGAAGCACAGATTCGTGAAATTGAGGACAAACTAGATAAGTCCAACAGCACAGAACGACTACTGGAACGCTTGGATTCTTTACGGTACGAACAGCGTATCCACATGAATACGGTGACAATCAACTTGGTGAAATGTAAACGCCCAGCATCAACATTATTGGATGACATGGATTACGAAATTGAACAAGGCACAGGCAGACTGATTCGGCTCACGAACCACAATCTGCCGTCATATATCCATAATGAACCACAAGTTCCGCAACAACTGGAACTGGCGGTAATGGAGGACTGGTGATACCTGAACAAGTAGTCGGCATGTTCACCACACTGTTTCGTGGTCGTGGCGATGTGTACGGACATGAAGAAGGTAGATGCGTTAAAGAACCATTGACACACGATGTTTTTAAACAACACCTACAAGGTGTTCAAGCAATCGGTGTGTATCCGATGGTGCCCATCAACAATGTGCATCATGTTGTTTGGGGATGCTCCGACATTGACATAGAAGATTTGGCTGGTGCCCGAAAAATCCAGTCAGCGTTATCTGCCGTGAATGTCACCTCGTTCGTGGAGCGTTCACGCTCCAAAGGTTACCATGTTTGGGTATTCGCAGAACAAGTTGTCCCTGCGTCAGATATGCGAAGAATGCTGTTGTGCGCCCATCAGGTCGCAGAATATCCTGCACGAGAAGTAAACCCGAAACAAGAAACATTGAACTCAGGTCAATACGGCAACTATGTTCGCTTACCGTATTTCAACGCCGAGGACATGACCGACTCGCACAGGCGCATATTGGATGCCGATAATCAGGCGATGCCGTTAAACGATTTTGTTTCATCCGCTATGTCATCACGAACACCAACGAAACTTATTGCCGACCTAGCGAAGTTGTGGCAGGAACCTGTAGCGACATCTGCTGTGATTGACATGTCGCAATCCGTCAGCGTTAAAGAAGCATTGATGCAACTCAGCCCCCTAGGTAAAGTGATATGGCGTGATGGTCCGCTACCAACAAAAGACCGTTCAACGACACTGGCACGCCTAGGGCACGAGTGTGTGCGGTCATGTATGTCGCCCAGTGAAACGAAAATTGTTTTGGTTGATGCAGATAAACGGTGGGGTAAATATCATTTGCGTCCCAACGGTGAACTAGAAATAGACAAATTGGTTGTACGGGTGTTCTCGTGAAAAAACCGTTTGACCAAAACTTGTATGACGCTGACGACCCAGCGAAACAACAAATATTAGACTGGTTGATATCCCAAGGTTTTAACGGCGAAATCAACCCAAACCAATATGGCATAGACATAATCGGCGATTGGGATGGCAGCCCTTGGGCTGCCGAAGTGGAAGTGAAACATAATTGGAAAGACGACTATTTTCCTTTCAAAACAGTGCATTTTTCTGCCAGAAAACTAAAATTTCTGGAACACCCAGCAGACATCTGTTTCATAATGTTGAATCACGCTAGAACAACGGCGTTAATAGTGAGGAAACCGTATTTACAATCCGCTATAATCGTTACCAAAAATACTATATACACAACCGAAGAACAATTTATTGAAGTACCACTTGCCTACTGTTCAATACATTCTTTAGAAAGTAAGCAAGATGACAACGGAACGCAACGCAGAATCTTTTAGCAACGAATCAATTTCAATATTTGTTCCCGTGAAACCCGTCCCCAAGGGACGACCCCGTATGACTAGGCGTGGGCGTGTATTCACACCGCAACGCACATTGGATGCCGAGGCTCTTGTCCGTGAAGCATACGGTGACCGACCAAAGTTTGAAGGTCCAGTGTCTTTGGTGTTGAACTTTGCCGAGGATGGCACATTGATTGTAATATGTCCGTATTATGGCAGCGATTCTCGGCTGCGGGGCGACATAGATAACTATATTAAAACCATAATGGATGGCTTAAACGGTGTTGCTTGGGATGACGACAAGCAGGTATTTCATGTTGTGGCGGAAAAACAATGAAGCGTGTAATGGTTTGGATGTGGGAACACAACATAGAAACAATTGACCCTAAAAGCGGTAAAAAAGTTTTTGTTTCAGCGCTCAGCGAGAAACCTATTGAGGGTGGTAAACGCAGGCGTGTAGCACATTACAGAGAAAAAGAACATCGCCGTAAGCCCAATGAAGTATGAACCAACCGCACGACAGGGAGCCTCGTTTTATGAAATCCTTATGCAACCGTTCGTGGATGATGACATGTCTGCGCCAACAGATTGGGAACTCATTGACCTCGTTCAAGAGGTGTTTGCTACACTTGATGACGCTGACAAAGAGATTTTAAACGAAATCTTTTTTCAACAAAACACTTATGAAGTTGCCAAAACAAACATAGGTATCAAAGCCAAATCGCATGCGTGGCGCAAGACACGCAGAGCGTTAAACAATCTTAAAAAAGCATTATTAGAAAACGAAACATTCAGGAGTAAATATGCCAGCACCTTTACCGACAACTTGGGATGAAGCCTCGTTACAAGCGTTAGAATATATCACGAACATTGTTTCCACCGTCAAATTTGAGGAACCTGTTTGGAAGAAATATAACGCCATTTTAGATAGTCTTGCGTCGTTTGTTTCGTGGCGTGAAGCCGCCAGCGAAGCGCAGGCGGTGTCTGTAATGGTGGATGCAGGGTGTATGGCTATGCATTCGTTAGTGCCTTTAACTTTGGGCGTGGACAAAACGGAGATGCACAAACTGTTGTGCCGTAAACAGCACGATTACGGGCATGGGAACATCAGCAAATTTGGTTTGGTGGGTGTGGCTGTGCGCATGTGCGACAAAATTGCCCGAGCAGAAAACATGACTTTAAAAGGTGGTGTATCCGCACAGGTGTCAGAACCTTTGAAGGATGCTTTTGAGGACATTATCGGCTATGCCGTGATAGCGGTAATGTTGTATCGCAACACTTTTATGTTGCCTTTGGATTCTTCTGAGTCCGCTAAACAAAAATATATGCCACAACAATTGGAGTTAAACATATGAGCGAACAAGAACCAATCAGTCTGTATGGTGCCCGAGGCAGAAAAATTGATATCGGTGGAACAGAACTGCAAATAGATGACGAATTTATGGTCGCAACATTGTTGGCTGTAATCGCCGTGTTAAATACCCTGCACCCTACGATTGACGAACACATTTCTACAGTAGGACAAAAAATTTATGACGAAATCACAAAAGCCAACTAATCTAGAATTGTTTGAAGAGATGGTTGTTCAACTTATTGCCGAAGCCCGAAGGCTGGGTTTACCGAACGCCCGTGTTCGTGACCTGCAAGAAACCAAAGTTGTTATCAAACAGATTCGTAAAGCACGGGAAAAACTATAATGGACCCCAAAGATTTTGACCCCGATGACCTGTCAGAAATGTCCACGATGTTTGCACGCATAATGTCCGACAGCGACCAAGGATACACAATGGAGTTCTCTATCAGCCGACTACAAGCCAAAGACCTGATGAACATGTGGACAAAAGCCTGTTTAGGTGACCCTATATCTACAGCCCAATGTTTGATTGAGTACGGAAAAATAATGTTAGAACTGCAATATGCTCTAACCAATGACGAACGAGACTAATCCTCTTCGCTGTCATCCAGTTTTTCGCCACACACAGGATTCTGTGGCAACGGCTTTTGCCGTTCCAAACATGCACATAATTTTGCTTTAAACATTAACCCTCGGATGGAATAAGATTTCGTTCAATCATTTCTTTAGTAAAATCTTTCAAAGTAAACTGACGATTAATCAACTCACTACGAACATTATCATCCTTAATAATTGTAATCGGAATACCCAACTCATTCAACCACGATTGACCTGTTCGTGTAGCATAATTTTCTTTGCCACCCAAACTACCGCCAGACAATCTTTGTATTCTGGAAATCAACGGAATAGCGTTACCCAACGCATATTGAGTGAAACCCTTAATAGTCTTATTACCCTGTTTGTCATAAATAGGGTCAAAGCCGATTGATTCTAAAATATTAACGGCGGCTAGTTCTAAACCACGAGCAGGTGTACGCTCAGGAAAAGGACCAACATCAATACCAAGTTGCTTGCCAGCAATATATTCAAAAGGCAACTTGTATATTGGATACGCTTGACCAACCAAACGGCGTGGGTCCAAAATAGAACGCAAACCTTCCTGCAATCTTTGTTGAGGCATATCAGGTTGAATTGTGTAATAACCTTCACCCAGTAACGGCACATTACCACGACCAATACCTAGTGGCTCACGAGGTTCCTGCCATTCAGGAATAATTTGTTCGCTATCAACAGGCAAAGTCTGTTGAACTTTCTCATAAATGTTGTATGCGTTCGGACGCATAAACTGGTTCGTTATCTGATTCGGAATGTTTCGTGTTGTCCAAATCCAAAACGGCACAAACTGCAACATCATTTCATCCAACTTGGACAAATCGCTATAATCAAAATGGTAGCGGGTCACCTTCGCAACAGCGTCATCATAACTACCACCCTTTAATATGGTGTCTAACGCCATTGGGAAACGCACGGCTGCTTCAACACGGGTGTTCGCACGGCGAACACCCCGAGTATAAGCATTAGTGGAGAACCCTTGCTTGCGAACAAACTCGGCTGCGTTCTCCGCAACAGGTTGCATCCGAGTACCCAAACTAGTGGAATCCAAACCAGTTTTATTTAACAAATTGATTATACGCTCACCAAGCGTTCCAGCGATAACAGGTTCACGCAAATCCGTAAACGACCCCTGTAAGCCCGTAGCAATCGCCGCCTTCAACGCCTGCTCATATTGTCCACGCAACACAGGGTCCACAATACCCAACTTATCCAACCATCTAGCAGGACCATACTTGTTCAATGCGTTCATAGCCTTAACACCTTGCACGGCGGTCATACCATCAACACCAGCAACAGCATTCATAAACATAGACGAATACGAGTTACGAACAACAAAACCAAGACTGGTTACCGCATAAGTTTTAAACAAATCATTTGCGGCAAACAAAAACTGTCGCACCATACCAGCATTTGACTTAGCCAAAAGTTTCTGCAAATTAGGTTTCCACACAGACAACAACTGCTCAGGTGCCTGCACACCCAACCCCAAAATCGCTTCCCAACCCTCAAGCACCCGTTGCTCAACGGGTGCCATAATCTCACCAAATCTGCCAGCCCTAACAATATCTATTAGTTCCTTGTTGGCAACAACAGCGTCCTCGGCTTGCGCCAAACCAACCTCACCAACATGCAACAACTGTGTTACACGCTCATACGCCGCTTTAACAGTTTGGTCTTTAATATATTTAGTTGATTCAACGCTGCGTTGTACGCTGCGCACCCATTCACGGGCAGCAACACCAGCCTCGCCTCGTGCTGGCATATTTAACATCGCCTGCCCAACAGCAGCGAGTTCGTTACGCAAAGCGTTACCCGTGCCATCACTCCATTGTTTTAATGTTTTGGCTTGTTCAAACAAAACCTGTAAACGGTCTTGATAATTTAGTAATTGTCTTTCCGCACCTGCTATTGTTTGCGCTTTTGCGCTAGAAGTTCCCACACCTGTTCCGAGAACGCCCTGATTTCCTGCGGGGACATTTCTGCCAACGGCTTGGGTGGCTGTATCAACTCCACGAACTCCTGTTGCTTCTTCTCTACCACCAGTTCCTCCTGTCGGTATTTCTTGTTTGTTTTTAACATCCCAAATAGCCTGTTGGTTTCTTTCACGACCAGCCCTAACTGCTTCGTCTTGTTTCAGTATATTATCAACAACATCTAAAACAACTTCATCATTATTTTTATCATGCCAAATACCAAGATAGTTTTTGCCACCTAACTGTTCTTTTTTGCTGTTGAAATATGATTCCAATATATTGACACCACTTGATTTCTCAAAGAAATCTGATGCAGGAACAATGGTGCTGAACTCTTTGCGTGCCACCATAAAACCACCTGTGGGTTCTTTGCCTGTCAGCATACGCACGGACAAACCTTCGTTAGCAGCAACTTTTTCTATAATGGATTCCAACTGTCTAGGTTTAGGAACAGCAATTTCTCCTGCCCGTCCACCAACACGAATCTCGCCAACAGCCTGAGCAATAGAACGCTCCAAATTCCTACGCAACTTCGCTTCCTGTTTAGTTGCTGTTTCCAACGCTTTGGTGATACCAGCACGGTCCAACACAACCTTCTGACCACCAACAATAACAGTTTGTTTCCTACCTTGAATTTCAGCAACCTGCGCCCGTGCACCAGCAACAACCTGCTGTCGTTGCACCTTCTGTTGCGCCAACATTTCTTTCTGAGCAGTCAGTTCACGAATACGAGCACCAATAGCACTACGAGCAACATCAACTTCTTGGCGTGCACCAGCAGCCTCAGCCAACCGACCCGCAGCAGCCTCACTGGCGGTCGTATAATCGGAACGCAATATAGAACCCAACACAGGATTGTCGGCACCCTGAACAGGTGCCGTAGTAGAATTAGACGGCGTAACCATATAATCTTGCGGTTTAACAACAACAATCGCAGTATCTTCAGCCGTGTCATCAAACAACTTCGCAGGCAACAACAACCCATCCATCTGTCTCTCTAGGTCGGCAGCCAAAGCCACATCACCCAATGCCGAATCTATAATCATTCTGCCAGTTTGTTCCGCAGCAGGGTCGCCCGACATGTGCGCAATACCAACCATAGTTGCAACAAAATCATCATAAATACCTTTAACAACATCAGGGTCACCACCAGCAGGCATCTCACGACCAGCGTTATCCAATATGTCATCAATCAAATTCACCAAATCTGGATAACCACGCTCAATCTCTGGGTCCAATGGCAAACCCTGTTTCAAATCATAATAGGTTTTAATAAACACCCTGTTGGCATCCAAACCAGCGTCTTGCAATTGTGTATCAATGCTTTTAACAAAATTATCTGACCCAAAAATTTCTTGAATACCATCCGATGTCCGTGAATCAACAACCTTGCTGTCAGGGAAAGCATGGACACCAATGACATCTGGAGCGCCTTGGAATATTGTTGGTTCACTATGAAGCAACTGAAACGGTGCATCGGGCGAACCTAAATCTGTTTGACTGGTATATAGAAAACCGTTATCAGGTGCATAGGTTTGTGCGGAACGCACCTCACCCATAATGCGATAACCATTCAACAAATCTTTATAGTAACCTTCTTGTTGTACCAGCGCAGCATACTCGGGGCTGTTCGGGTCCACCAAATCTAGTTGTGTGTTAATTTTGCGCAACTCTGCTTGTACGGCTCGTGCTTCACGAGAAGCAGGAGCGCCTCGTGCAGCCATAATGCGGTCAGCCAAAATGTTTATATCATCAGGAATCCGTTTAGCGTTCGGGAACATCGCCATATATGTTTGTTGCAAAGTGGTACGCACTTCGGACAAACCGCCGTCACCAATTTCAATGGCTCGGCGTAACTCTTTAATTTCCGACAACAACACCGAATGTGCGGCATCAAAATTTTCACGCATAGACACCTCAACGGTGCTTGCCATCGTGCGTGCACGACTTAAATCAAACTCTAGTTGCTTAAGCCGTGCTACTGTTGTTCTGATTTCACGCTCGGTAAGTTTGCGTTGTTTTAAGTTTTCTTTAATCAAATCGTCAGCATATTTCATGCCCCGATTAACAATGTCACGCAAAGTTTGACGCTGATTAGCGGCACCTTGACGCAACGAATTACGAACAGCCAACAAACTCTTGTGGGATTTGATTAACTCTGATGCAAGCGCTTTATTAGGGATTTCATTATCTAACAATTTTTGCGCAGCATCCTCACCATAAGCCATCAGCCTTCTGGTAAACACTTCACGGCTTTTTTGTTTAGCCAAAGAATACGCATACGAATCAGCAATATTGCCGATATCGGTTTCAAAGAAGTTTATGTTGGTGCCTGAAACTTCTTTAAAAATTTTGTTGATTTCGTCAATGCCACCTTTTTCCAATATGCGACCCATAAACTCTTCGCCAGCCTTCAGGCTGCGATACTTCAAAGGCGCACCAACAGTAACAATTTCGTTGTAACTAAGATTGTTTGTGTTAAAAACAACATTTTTGCCAGTCTTAATATCTTTAAATGTTATTCCTTTGTCATTAAAAGCATTAATGGAACGCAACCAGTTTTTTGCATCTTTACTGATTGTGTGATGCACATAGTTATTAATAAAACTAAAATCAGGAATATCAGTTCCATAATCAAGACCAAACCGTTTATATTGTTGTTCAACAGCCTTATAGGCATCATCTTGCCAAGTCTTGTAGCGTTTAACTAAACCGTCCTCAATAGCCGTTCTAGGCAAATCAGGGTTTTCAATAAGACTGATTAGTTTGCCAGCAACACCTTGTTCACGGGCTTCATTAATAATTGTTTCAACACCATCCTTAAAGGTTGTGTATGCAAAACCTGTTTCGCCTTTACCAGCATTTGCAGCCGACCATCCAGCCAACCCACGAATAACGCCAGCGTTGTTCAATATGTATTCGCCACCCAAAGTTTTTCTTCCAGCCCCAGCCAACAACGCCCTGCTAGCAGGAGCAAGAACAGGGACAACATCCAAACCTTTTGCTTTCAAAGGCAGCGAAGCGGTTGCACGAGCAACATCACCAATTTGTGCACGGGTCAAAGCCCAACCTTTACCAATAACATCGGCAACAGGTTCAGTCCACTGAACAGGTTTACCAGCCAAACGCAAACCAGTATTAATACCTTCAGCCAAACGAATCTCTCTAGGAATAGCCCACATACCAACACGAGCAATTTCGTTTGCTTTACCAGCCAAAACAGGATATTTTTCCAACATTTCTGTTGTCATAAATTTTGCCGCTAATGCGGTGCGTCCAGCCTTGCCAACAAACTTAACTTCACCAACACCCGTAACATAGTTCAACGGTTTAGTAACTTCTTCGGCAATAAGGTTTTGAACGGCACCAACATATTTGTTGCGTTCAATGTTGCGTTTGGCAATAATGGTTTTTTTCAAACCCCAATCAGGGTCTTTGGCTTGATTAACTAAATCAATAACACTGAACTGAATTTTGTCCCCGCCAATGTCAGGTCGTTTCAATAACTCTTCTTTAGTGTTGCCCATACTGATAATGTCGGCACCAACTTGAAAAAGCGGATTTGAAATAAAACCCGCAGTTTTTACAACGGATTTTAATACAGGGTTTTTAACGCTGAGTTGCAAATCCGATAACTCTTTACTGGCAGACTGACCAATACGATTAACAGGATTGATAATTCCGCCAAGCAAACCAGCCCAAGCCTTGCCTTGGGATTCTAAAGAAAAATCTCCACCAGCCGTAGCCACAGTTTTATAACTAGACTTAAACGGAGACAAAATTTTTGAATACGCTACATCTTGTAGTTTTTTAAACAATGATGGTGCTGGACCGCCAGTAGAAACCTGTCGTCTTTCACCAGCCGCAATACGGTCCGCTTCGGCAATTAACTCTTGTTTCTGTTTAGGGGTTAAACTAGGAGAAAGATTAATTCGTGCTTTAGTGGTTTGAGCACCTGTATAGAGTTTTTGTTCTTCTTCAGCAACAGTTGATTTAGGTTTATCATAATTGGATTTGGCATCTGGTTTTGTATACAGTTTTTTAAAAACATCAGATTCCCACAAAGACGGCGGTTTAGGCGGTGTTTTACCGCTTTTACGAAAAGCAGTTACTGGATTTGGTGTAATCGCCATCAATTATGCTTAGTTTGTTCCTATTACAAGAAATTAACGGTAAGCGGCTCGTTCCTCATTAATTGCTGCCCTTCGTGCGGCTTCTTCTGCTGCTTTACGGCGGCGTTGTTCTTCCTCTTGCGCAGCAATTGCCGCAGCATATGCTTCTGGATTAAAACCGCCCGTTTTATATGCTGCTTCTTTAGACGCATAACCAGTATCAATTTTTCGTGGTGTGAAAGCAGTATCCACAAACTCCGTAGGTGATGTGGATGTTGTAGATGTTGTAGATGTTGTAGGTGTTGTAGGTGTTTCACCATATTGCGCTGCTTCAGCCCGAGCCTGAGCAGCACGAATATCAGCCTCCTGCTGTGCCTGTAAGCGTTGCATAGCCAACTGGTTAGCCAAATCAGAATACTTGGCGTTAATTTGGTTTTGATACGCTGTTTGACCTGTAGCCAACTGTTGCCGTCCTGCTGCCGCAGCACCTATACCAGCGTTACGCAAAGCGTTCATATAGTTTTGTGCACCAACATTTAACTGACCAGCAGTGTTGCGTGCCAACTGTGCATATTGTGCGGCTAAAGCCGCATCCATAGCAGACTGACCAGTAACACCAGCCGTGCTAGCACCCTCAGCACCCAAAGCACCCATCAACGGATTCGTAGGTTGAGTCGTGGACAAATCCACCAAAGGCACATCAGAATACGCTGTAGGTGTAACCAACGAGGACAAGAACTGGTTTTCAGCACCACTAATTTGACCTTGACCAGCAGATACCGCTTGTAGCAACGCATCTAAATCTGCTTGTCGGCGTGACGGCAAATCCTTTAATTGTGTACCATAAAGCACATCAGTTTGCGCACCTTGACCAGCATAAATATCTGCAATTTTACTATAGGCAGCAAATTTGCGTTGCCGTTCGGCAACCGCTTCTGCTTTTTCTTGTGCCGATGCTTCACGGTCATCTAATACTTTTTGTGCTTCACGTTCAGCCTTGTCATATTCGGCTTGAATTTTTAGTCGTGCAAGTTCATTAGCCAAACGCTGAGCCTCAGTCAAAGCACCACTAGAACCGCTACCAGTTCTATTGGTTTTGGGACCAAATTTTTTTTCTGATTTTTGTTGTGCTAAAATAAAATTTGCTTGAGCCTTAGCACGCTCAGCCGCAGCCTCAGCAGCACGCTTTCTAGCCGCAGCAGATTCACCCAAACCAGCAACCGCACCACCAACACCACCAATACCCCTGCCCGAAGCATCTACCCCATAAGCCCGAGCAATAGCAGAAAGACGGTCAGCCTCAGACTGTTTACCTTTTTTCTTATCATCTTTAGCCATAATAATCTCCTATATGTTCCTAGTAGGAGGCATACTGCTGCAAACTAGCAGCCGTAGCCATAATTTGTTGAGCCTTCTGCAAACGCAACTGAGCAATATAATCCTCAAGTTCTGCTTGAGCATCAGCCTCCTGCATCGCAATATTATTCAAATCATCCTGAATTGCTTGTGTTTCCGTACCCAAATCCCGTTGAAACTTCTCCGCATACCTACTAAGACCCGAACGGCGAATACCCGACTTAACATTCGGACCACCCAAACCACGCTGACCAAAACTAGAAGCCAACGGCTGATAACCCTCAGAATAAACACGGCTAACATCCTCAAGACGGCGCTTACCTCGCTTCTGTCCTTGAAACGCCGCAGCCTGATTAGCAAGACTGGCACGCTGACGGCGGCGCAAAGCGCCCGCCTCAGCCACCCCATAATCGCCATAATAATCTGTCATGCTCATAATGAACTAACCCTGTTTCAATGTTTTTAACTCGTTATTCATTTCATTTATTTGCTTAGTGATATCAGTAAAAATTTGACGCAACACATTCGCATCAACACTAGTAAGAATGTTAATCAGAGGCAGATTTAAATTTTCAGCCATTATCCAAACACCTGTGAACCCAACACAACTTGGTCACTATCACCAGTAACGCTTGTGCCCGATGACGCTGCCGTTAAACGACCCTGCGAATCAACCGTAATATTTGCTGTTGTATAAGACCCAGCCGTAACACCAGTCGCAGACAAAGAACCGCTAGTGATAGCACCAGCATCAATGTTCGTACCAGCCGCCAACGCTTCGCAAAAAGTTTTAATATTAGAAAAGTTGTTATTAACTTCAGCAGCAACCGCAGTAGTGCCATTAACAAAACTGTAAGGAATAGTAAGTGTAGCCATTAACCTTTAACCCTTCGTGATTGAAATTTGTAACCAATACTATTAATACCCCATTTTTTACCTAACTCACCAGAGAATTGTAATTGAACACATCTGGCAAGACCCAAATTAGAACCAGTAACAACAACAGCGCTAGCGGCACCAGCACCCCACAAACCAGTACCCCACACACCTGTACCCCACGCCATAGCCGTAGCATCAGGGGTTAAAGTCAAGTTAAAAGTACGACGCTGATTACCATCCGCTTCATCAAAATTGTGGTAAACATCAACCGTAATTGTTGTAGAAGCACTAGGTTCTTTCAAAACAAAATCGGGGCGGCGAAACATTTTCTTTTGAATATATGAACCAGCATCAAACCATTTAGTCCGATAATAAGTAGTAAAACTAGAAGCAGTCCCATCCAAATTATCCTGCTCCTCATCAAAGTTGTCCACCGAAACAACACGCCCAATGTTCGCATGACACAACAAACCAAACGCCTTACCGCTAGAGTTCTCCCAATTTATCCCACCGATAAGCCCATACGAATCTGATGACTGAAACATCGTATAAGTACCAGCATCACTAATGGATGGGTCATAAACAAAATTGACTGTTGCTTTTGTAGCGGCAACACCAGTTGTAGAATATGGCACAGCAAACCACACACGATTATTAACCCAAGAAACATCAACAGGTTTAGTGGTCACATCCAAATAATTTAAATCTATAATTGGTTGCAACTGATTAAAAATGTTTTTAATACTAGAACCATTATAATAATGAAAACCCTCAGGGTAAGAAAAGAAATATAAACCAACATCGGACTGAGCAGCATTCCGAGGTGTATTAATACCCAAATGGTTAGATAACTCAACAATAGTAAAACTGTTGGAGTCGTAACCAAACAACACAAAAATGGCTCTAGGTTTAAAAATAACTAACTGACCTGAAACAACAGCCAAACCAGTAATACCGTTACCGCCACCCTCAACATCCAAATAGTCATCAGTCATCCAATCCTCAGGCAAAGAATCGTGCGACCAACGCACACGATTCGGATACGAAGTACCATTCTCAATAGTGTTAGCAACAAACATTTTGTTAGCGTGGACAGCCAACAACTTTGCGCACGGCATAAACCCACCCGTAGGAGAAACATATGGCTGCCAAGTAGGACCACTAGCAGTCAAAGCACTAGCATAAGTATTAGCAGTCTCCCACTTGTAACCGCCATTACCACTAGTGCCAGTAGAAATATAAAGAACCTTATTCCATTGAGCAAACCCAGCACCCCAACTAGAACCAATAGCAATATCGTTACCAGACGAATACTGTAACACAGAAAAATTTGCCCCAGTAGAACGATAAACCTTAGTGCTATTGGACAGCATTATTTGTGGTGCATCACCATCAAACCGAAACAACCTATGAGGATTCCAACTAGGGATAACCGTACTATTTATAGCCGTATAGCCGCCACGAGAAAACACCCCACCTCTAGGGTCTACATCAACATTCAACATCTTAGGCGACTCATTTTCAGCCAACTGAAACTGGTCAGCACGCAAATTTAGCCCACCAGTAAAATCCTGTTGCTCATAAATACCAACAGTCATTAGTTCCCGAGCGTCCTTCCAAGTTCCTGCATCCAACCCTTAAAGGTTGGTCTGCCACGAGTTTGTCCATGCGACAACACCAAATGCGCATGACTAGTTGGTTTAATTTCGGCGTTTCGTGCCAACGAAACACCCTCATCAAAAGCACGCTTATACTCAGCCGACATACCAGTATCCTCAAGACGCTGATAAATACGACTGCACGCATAATACACCAACGGCAAATGCAAATTCTTAGACGCATCAACATTACCTGCGCTAGTAATCCAATCCGTAGGCTCACGATAACCACGACAAGTCAAAGTCCGAACATTGTTTGGTTTCGGATACAAATGAATCTGACCATCCCAAACAGCATAAAACAACGGATTAGAAGAAGTATCATAAGTACCGATATAGGTTTCTTCAGCCATATCGTAACCAATCATGTCCAAACGGGCACCAACAGCCGTATTATCCACAATAGAAATAACTTCACGCATCGGGTCAGCAGTAAAGTTTGCAATCGTATAAGCCCGTTGCTCCGCAACAGTATTAAAAGTAAAAGTTTCCTCCAAAAACTTCCATCTTTTCTCTAAGTCCAATATGCGGTAATAGCCGTCACGAATATACATATTCAACAAACTGTCAGGCAAATCAGCAGTATCCAAATCCGTGATATCACGAACAAACTGGCGGATAGTGGCGGCGGTCTGGGCTACATAAGCCATTATGAAACCTTCTTAGTTTTCCCAACCTTACGGTTATGCCCCACACAAAACTGCGAATCCTTAACAGCGAACCCTTCACAGGTGTCCTCGTTAGCGGCACATTTGCCCTCACGACCCAAATACGGGGCGCTAGGAGGTGCCAGACGGGCACCATCAGTATGCGCTAGACGGTATCCATCAACTTTAGTTCCATAATAAGATTGGAACGGAACTGCTTGAGATTGGGCGTTTGTAGTCATCACAAATGCCGTATCTGTTCCCAAATATGGGTTTTATTCGCCACCCAACAACATATTTAACAAACGCAACTGTTTAGCAGCATTCGTCGCCGACCTAACAGTTTTATATGTTGGACCACCAAGTTTAGCAAGTTTACCCATAGGCAAAAAATTTACTGCACCCCAACCAGCATTACTAGCAACAGTACCAGCAGTCATAGGTTTACCAGTAGCCAAATCATAACCTAAAGAACCCAAACCGCCAGTAATCCAAGAATCCGCTTCACGAACTAACTTGGGACCAAGTTTACCTACAGCCTTGGTAGCGGCAGCGTTCGCTGCCGAACCATAACTTGCACGACCAGTACCTTTAATTTGACCAGTGGACTTACCTAAAAACTCCAACAAATCATCAAGGTCAAAACCACCTTGAACCTTGGAGGCACGACTTTTAGGCTGTTTAGCCATAATCGTTACTTCTTTTTGTTGTTTTTATTGCGCATCTCAGCACGCTTTTGCTGACGCTTTGCAATATTCTCAGGCGAATTTTTGCCACCCTTAGCCTTGTATGCTTCTTTGCGTTCGGCACGGCGAGCAGCCTCAGCAATCTGCTGACTCTCAGATTTTTTGGCTTCTCTTTTAGCAACATTAGGCAAATTCTTTTTTAAACCCCTATCGGCACCCTTAGCGTCACGAATCTGTTTCTTCGTAACAGGCTTACCCATTTTTTCACGAATAGCCAACAAACTAGGGTCTTTCTTAGCAAGACGCTTATTAACTTGGTCTGCTTTCAATCTGCGGTCCCATTCACGCATCAACTGCTGTGTACCTTTTTGGCGTTGTTCAGCAGACAATGATGGACCTCGTGCAGCACGCTTAGCGGCACGCTGAGCAGCCGTAAGTCGTGGTGCCTTATTGGTTATTGCAGGAGCGCCATCTTTCATGGCTTTGTTTATAACTTTTTTTAATAAGTTTTTTAAAAAGTCGTCTTTACCTTTAGACATTATATTCCCCTTCTTGGTTTACTTGCCATAAAAGTTTTTAGCCATCTGCTCAGTCTTAGCCATAGCACGGCGCTTAACCTTGCTACGAGCAACCTGCTGCTGAACCTTAGAGGACATAACCTTTTTGGTTGCCGCTTTAGCAAGCGGCTCCACAATGTCATCTATAATGCCCTTAGGACGAGCAATACCATCAAATGCTTTACGAGGCTTACCAGACATTAGTAACCCTTCTTAACCGACTTCTTAGAACTGCCACTTTTACCCTTAGGGTAGTTAGATGTTTTTGTCCCAACCTTCGGCTTAGCGTCAGCATGCGAGGACAAAATACGGTATTTAACTGGCATAATCAACTCCTAGAGATGTGCGGTTGGATGGGGGTTGCCCCCCATCCAAACCATTATGGATTATTTACGGTAGATGCTAACTGTGTCTGCTGCGGTAAAAACACCAACAAACGAAGCTGAACTAGCAGCTGCAATTGTTGCACTACCTACAAGCGTCACACCAGAAGCGCCAGCTGTAAGGGTAATTGCGTGTGTAGCACCCGCAAGGTTCACAACCGAGAATCGGAAAGAAGTTCCAACTGCTTCGTCTGTGAAAGCTGCACCCAATTGGGCACCTGTTGGTGTCGTGAGGGCACGACCTGCA